TGACGCTGTAATTGTTGGCATTGCAAGCACCACTCAATTATCTATTGGTAGAACTTGTGGATTAAGTGGTGCTTCTATTTCTGGAGTTCAATTTGATATTAGCGAACTTCCTAAGTATACTATTAAAGATAAAAGATATCAGCAAATTTTTACCGATCCTACTGAAACAACAATTGCTGTAATTACAACAGCAGCTGCTACTGCAGGTGTTGGAACAAATATTGTTGCTCTTGCCAGCACAATTGGAATTATTGGAGGAGACACTTTAGTCAGCGGTTCTGTTTCTAAAGTTGTTACCTCTATTGGCGCTACAACAGTTTCTCTTGCATCTACAATTGCTTCCGCTATAACTTCTGGCGATGTTGTTAACTTCAATAGAGTGAGTGGTGGTTATGAGGCGTCAATCTATGGTGTCGCTGATGCAGGAACTGCAGATGCTCAGGGAACTGTCTATGAATTGACTCATCAAGGTTGGGTTGGTATTCAAACTTACAGAGATTCTGAGGGAAATCTGAGAGTTAAAAAAGAAGTCTTAGTTGCAATGTCTGGAATTACCACTGGAAATACTCCTCTATACGATTCAAATCCTTTTGCTTGATGTTAAATGTTATTTAATGAATTGAATGAGGATAATTTTCTTTTATTTGCTATTAAAAATTATGAAAATCCTCAGGCAGTAACTAAAGAAGACTTTGAAAAGGATTTAAATCATTTCAAATATATTAAAAGATTATTGAAACGATATAAGAGTACGGGACAATTAAAATCTCATCTTCTTCTTAATCATTTTATTATTCTTTATAATATTTTTGGAGAAGCTGCAACTCCAATGTTATTTTATAAAATTGAAAAAGATTTATGGTCTTCCATGAAAACTTTTATTATTTTTCTTGGAAAACTGCCAGAGTATCCTAAATGTTATATTCATGATATAAAAATTGATGATAACTGTCTTTTAGAACTTAATAAAATCTACAATGGAAAAGAAAAAAATTGACAGAATTATTGATATTATAAGAGAAAACATTGTAGTTGGCACTGGTGGATTCACTGGGGCAGCAGATCCGAAGGGTCCTGTTGCTGGTTTTGATCCTGTTCTTGATAAAGTTGTAAAGAGAAAGAACTATGCAAAAGGTGGAACCGGCAGCAGAAAAAAATGGCTAGACTACCTCAAATCCTCCAATGGCAGAAGAAATTAAAGTAGCAATCCTAGAGCAAAAACTTGAGGACTTGAAAGACATCATCGTAAAGATAGATGATGCTATTGAAAAAATGAGTGAGGTAAATAGTAATGTAAGCAGGATGCTTGCCGTCCATGAACAAAGAATTACCAAACAAGAAGAAATTGACAACTTACTCTTTGTTAAAATTGACAAACTCCGTGATAAAGTTGACAGGGATTATGACGCACTTGTGTCACGAGTACAGACGATAGAGAAAAGGGTGTGGACGGCAATCGGAGCAATTGCCTGCATAACTTTTCTTATGAACAATACTCGTGCCATAGAAATCTTGACACCAGAACCTCAGGCACCTATAATAGAGCAACGCAACTTTAAGGTTTGATTATGGATTTTGTTGATGTAAAGTACATCAATTTGATTTCACCACGTCTTCAAAAATTTAAAAGAGTAAAGAATAATCTTTATAATTTTCGATGTCCAATCTGTGGAGATTCTCAGAAGAACAAGAATAAAGCACGAGGATACTTATACCAAGTCAAGAGTAATACAAACTTTAAGTGTCATAATTGCGGTCTGAATATATCGTTTAATAATTTTTTAAAACAACTAGATATTAACACTCACAAGCAGTATATTTTTGAAAAATTCAAAGAAGGAACTACTGGCAAAAACTTTGTTGTTGATGAACCAGAGTTTAAGTTTGAAACTCCCAAGTTCAAACCAAAGATGGATTTGCCAAGAGCATCAGAAAATCTTGATGCAAGAACATATTTAGAAAGAAGAAAACTAAACCCTTATAAATTTTATTACGCTGAAAAATTCAAGGAGTGGACTAACTCTTTAAAACCTACATTTGACTCCACGGTTAAAGATGAACCGAGGATTGTTATTCCTCTGTTTTATCAAGATACATTAGTCGGATTTCAAGGAAGAGCATTAGGTCCATCCAAAGTTAAATATATTACTGTGATGTTTAATGATGACTCGCCAAAAATTTATGGTCTCGATGAAGTTGAAAAAACTAAAACTGTGTACATCACAGAAGGTCCCTTCGACTCTACATTTATCTCCAATTCGATTGCTTTATGCGGTGCAGATGGTGATGTTGATAAGTGGGGTATTGTCAATCGTGTGTGGATCTATGATAACGAACCACGTAATACAGAAATCATCAGACGAATTCAGTCTAAAATTGAGAGTGGAGAATCCGTCATCATTTATCCAAGAACGATAGTTGAAAAAGATATTAATGATATGGTTCTATCTGGACACAATGTTCAATCTATGATAGAATCTAATACCTATTCTGGTTTAGAAGCAAAACTCAAATTTACTACCTGGAAGAAAATATGAGCAACGGTTTAAAAGTTACAAAGAGAAGTGGGTCTATTGAGAGTATTGATCTTGATAAGATGCATATTATGGTTGAGGAGTCCTGTAGAGGTCTTGCTGGGGTCTCTGCAAGTCAGGTTGAGATGAAGTCTGGTATTCAATTCTATGATGGAATTACAACTTCAGAAATCCAGGAAATTCTTATTCGCAGTGCAAGTGATCTAATTGATTTAGATCATCCAAACTACCAATATGTTGCAGCAAGACTTCTTTTGTTCTCTGTTCGTAAACAACTTTATGGGAAGATGAGAGAACTTCCCACTCTAGAGAATCACATTATTAATTGTGTTTCTGCAGAAGTTTATGATAGTGATATCTACAATAAGTATTCTCGGGAAGAAATTGAACGTGCAGATTCATTTATTGATCATGATCGTGATTTTCTTTTCACATATGCTGGGTTACGCCAAGTCGTTGATAAGTACCTTGTACAAGATAGAAGTAGTGGAGGCGTATACGAAACGCCACAATTTATGTACATGATGATTGCTCTGACTATCTTTGCGGAGTATCCAAAAGAAACTAGAATGTCATATGTAAAGAGGTATTATGACGCAATCTCCAAACACAAAATCAACATCCCAACGCCAATTATGGCGGGAGTGCGAACTCCGCTTAGACAATTTGCTAGCTGTGTGCTTGTTGACGTTGATGACACCCTCGATAGTATCTTTACTAGTGATATGGCTATTGGCAGATACGTTGCACAGAGGGCGGGAATCGGCATCAACGCTGGTCGAATCCGTGGCATCAACAGCAAAATCAGAGGTGGAGAAGTTCAACACACGGGTGTTGTACCATTTCTCAAGAAGTTTGAAGCAACTGTCAGATGTTGTACGCAAAATGGCATACGAGGTGGATCCGCGACAGTCCACTTCCCAATCTGGCACCAAGAAATAGAGGACATTCTTGTTCTTAAAAATAATAAAGGTACGGAGGACAATCGTGTTCGCAAACTTGATTATAGCATTCAAATTAGCAAACTCTTCTATGAGAGATTTATTCAAGATGGTGAGATCACGCTTTTCTCTCCACACGATGTTCCTGGACTTTATGATTCTTTTGGACTCCCTCGTTTTGATGAGTTATACATTACATATGAAAAGGATTCGTCCATTCCGAAAAAAGTTGTTAAGGCACAAGATCTCATTCTTAACTTACTCAAAGAAAGAGCTGAAACGGGACGTATTTACATCATGAATATTGACCATTGCAATTCTCACTCATCCTTTAAGGATAAAGTTGAGATGAGCAATCTTTGTCAAGAAATTACTCTTCCAACTTATCCTCTACAACATATTGATGATACAAATGGTGAGATTGCACTTTGCATTCTTTCTGCTATCAATGTGGGTAAGGTAAAGTCAGATGAAGAACTTGAGGAACTTTGCGACCTTTCAGTTCGTGGATTGGATGAATTGATTGATTATCAACATTACCCAGTAAAAGCAGCAGAAATCTCTACCAAGGCACGTCGTTCTCTTGGTATTGGGTTTATTGGTCTTGCTCACTATTTGGCAAAACTTGGATTTAATTATGATTCTCAAGAGGCGTGGGACGCTGTTCATGGACTTACAGAAGCATTCCAGTATTATCTACTGAAATCTTCTAATCAACTTGCCAAAGAAAAGGGTCACTGTGAATACTTTGGACGCACCAAGTATGCTGATGGAATTCTTCCGATTGACACTTACAAAAAGGATGTAGATGAAATCACTTCTATTGGACTTGAGCATGATTGGGAAACTCTTAGAGCATCTATCTTGGAACACGGTCTCAGGCACTCAACACTGTCCGCACAGATGCCATCGGAGAGTAGTTCCGTTGTGTCAAACGCAACCAATGGAATTGAACCACCTAGAGATTACTTGTCCGTTAAGAAATCAAAGAAAGGACCTCTTAAGCAGATTGTTCCACAGTATCATACCCTTAAGAACAATTATACGCTTCTTTGGGATATGCCTAATAACACTGGTTATATTAATGTTGTTGCTGTGATGCAAAAGTTCTTCGATCAGGCAATTAGTGGAAATTGGTCTTACAATCCAGAAAATTATGATAACAATGAGGTTCCTACTTCAGTTATGGCAAATGACTTTTTGACTACATACAAGTACGGGTGGAAAACTTCTTACTACCAAAACACTTATGACATTAAAACTGATGAGGTGGTTGAAGAGAAACCCAATCTTCAAGATTTGCTAAGTGAGTTAAGTTCAGTAGAGGAGGGAGAGTGTGAATCCTGTGCAGTTTAAAATTTCTTCCACGGAAGACAATCAAACCCAAATTAAAGGTATGACAGTTTTTAATACTGAACAAGTGAATACCAAGAAGCAACCAATGTTTTTTGGAAAGCCACTTGGAATTCAAAGATATGATTCATACAAATATCCTATATTCGATAAACTGACTACTCAGCAACTAGGATACTTCTGGAGACCCGAAGAGGTGTCTCTCCAGAAGGACCGTGGAGATTATCAAACACTTCGTCCAGAACAAAAGCATATCTATACTTCTAATTTGAAGTATCAAATTATGCTCGATTCTGTTCAGGGTCGTGGTCCTGGGATGGCATTCATTCCTTACTGCTCATTACCTGAACTGGAATCTTGTATGGAAGTGTGGGGATTCATGGAAATGATTCACTCACGTTCTTACACTTATATTATTAAAAATATATATTCTGACCCAAGTGAGGTGTTTGATAAAATTGTGACCGATGAGCGTATTCTGGAACGTGCTAAGAGCGTTACAGAGTCATATGATGACTTTATTCAATCATCACAACAATATGGTGCATCTAATGCTTGGATGCATAATCTTGAAAAAGTATCATACGCAAAGGAAACACTTAACGATGTCAAACGAAAGCTTTACAGAGCAATCGCAAACGTTAACATTCTTGAAGGTATTCGCTTCTACGTTAGTTTTGCTTGTAGTTTCGCCTTTGGCGAACTTAAGCTTATGGAAGGATCCGCTAAAATCATTAGTCTCATTGCAAGAGACGAAAACCAACATTTAGCCATCACTCAGAATATTCTGAACAAATGGCGTGATGGTGATGATCCAGAAATGAAGCAGATTATGAAAGAAGAAGAAGAATGGACATATAAGATGTTTGATCGTGCTGTAAATGAAGAAAAACTATGGGCAGATTATCTGTTCAAAGATGGAAGTATGATTGGACTGAACGATAAACTTCTTCAGCAATACGTTGAATGGATTGCTAATAGGAGATTAAAAGCAATAGGACTTAAACCACAATACGATATCTCAGCAAACAATAATCCACTTCCTTGGACACAGCACTGGATTTCCTCCAAAGGTCTCCAGGTGGCTCCCCAGGAAACAGAAGTAGAAAGTTATGTAGTTGGTGGAATCAAACAGGATGTGAAAAAGGACACATTCAGTGGTTTCAAACTGTAATAATATAAAAAAACTTTATAGATAGGGAAGAGAAATCTTCCCTTTTTTTATGCCTAAAAATCAACTCACTAAAGACGAATTAAAGGTTCGTGTCTTAAAATTAAAAGATAGATTATACCGAGACCAACCAGGTTGGGACTCCAAAGCACTCGCCAATAAATATCTCAACGAAGTCCTTGATATAATTGATGAGTACAGATATTGACTATGAGAATCCTTGGTTATATAATGAAAAACCTTTTATCAGTGCTGATATTGGAGAATACTTTGGATTTGTCTATCTAATAGAAAATAAACTGAATGGTAGAAAATACATAGGAAGAAAGTATCTCTGGCAGTTTAGAACACCAAAAGGTAAAAAAAGAAAGGTAAAATCAGAATCTAATTGGAAGGATTACTATGGGTCTTGTCCGGAACTTAAAGAAGACATTGACAAATTTGGCAGAGAAAATTTTAGTAGAACTATCTTATCATTACATAAAACAAAGGGCAAAACAAACTACGAAGAGACGCGACAACTTTTCATCAACAATGTCCTCACCGAAGGACTTGACAATGGAGAACCAGCATTTTACAATTCAAATGTCTTGTCCCGATACTTCCGAAAAGATTACTATGGCAACAACGACTGAAGATATTGTTGCACATGTGCGAGAGTGGTCTCTTGACCGTGCTGCGGATATGAGCATTGACAAAGAAGATGCGAGAGCGATTCTTGCAGAATTTTATGAGTGGATTGAACCTGATGGTGATGAACTTGAGATTGTTTCTTTAGAACCTGAAGATTGACAATCCATAAATACTCACTTATAATGTTAAGATTCACAACTATGTGAATCTTTTTTTATTATGAGACTTTGATTTTGATTTAGAGCCGTGGAAGATGCCCTTTGAGAAAAGGGTGGACCCCTCTTCTATACGGATGTAGAGTTCAATTAAATTTAATGCTTTTTAAAACACTTTCAATTCTTGCCATTGCTACTGCAGGACTAGCACCCCTTCAAGCAAAGGCAGCGAGCGGATGTTCCCTCGCATCACATTATGGAGTTGGTGATGGATATCACGGGCAGACAACTGCCAATGGCGAAAGATACAATGCTTATGGAAATTCAGTAGCACATAAGTGGCTTCCTTTTGGGACCAGATTGCGTGTAACCAATCAATCAAATGGAAGATCCGTAGTTGTGCGTGTAAATGATCGCGGTCCTTATATCGCGGGTAGAGACCTTGACTTGTCTTATGGTGCATTCTCTACTATTGCTTCACCCAGTCAAGGTGTGGCTAGGATTTGCTACTCGCGTGTATAATTGACTAAAAACTGAATAATAAATAGAGGAGAGCGGTTGCTACTCCTCTTTTTTTATGTTCAATTTTAACTTCGGAAAGAAGAAACCAGATAAGAAGCAGATAATCCTTATAAGCATCGTACTCAGTGGTATTGTAGCAACCCTCTCACAATGCACAGGAGCGTCCCCAGAGCGCCTCTGGGACCTCCTAGACGAGGTTCAGAGGACTCTGTTCCCACAGACCATAATCAACGATGTCTTGCTCCAGGATCCTGGTGTGGTGGACAGGAGAGTTGAGAGAGATGTGGATAAAGCAATCAGAGAGTATGAACGCTTGACAAGAGACTCAGAACCACCTAGAGTACCTTTGCCCAGGTTGATCGAGAGGCCTCTAGATACTTCTAAG